CAACTGCCGAGCAGATCAACAAGACTGAAACATATCGTGATCCAGATTCATTCTCCGACATTGTTCGTGGCATGCATCTATACGGTCGCAAGATTCTTCGTCCAGAAGCTCTTGTGAACGCTAAGTATCATTTGGCATAGGGGGGTATAGAATATGGCTAATTTAGCAACAACAGATCATGCTGCCGTAGGCAACACTGCACGGGGACGTTCCCCATACTTAGTGCAAAACACTATTGACATTGCAGCTGCAATTGTCCTCAAAGGTAGCGACTTCGCTGCCAACGATACTATGGAAGTTTTAAACGTACCTGCGGGTTCGGTAGTTCTTTCCGCTGGTATTGAAATCTTGACTCAAGTTGATGGTACTTGTACTCTCGACATGGGTTACACTGGCGCTGATCCAGCTGCTATTGACTTGTATGTCGATGGTTTTGACGTAGTTGGTGGAGCGGTGGGTGCTTACTCAACAACTCCAGCTACAGAAGCTGCACAAATCCAAGTTATTGGTTCTGGTGCAGGTACAGATATTATTTCTGTTAAATTTGCAACGGAAGGAGATGTTACCCTTGGTAATCTCCGCTTCTGGGCGCTTTTAATGGACGTATCTGATCTTGGTTCAGGTGATCTTCAAGCTGCAGAAGTAGATCGTGACGCACTGGCTTAACTGCTAAACTTAGGGGGCTGGTGCATTTACTGGCCCCCTTATTATGTCAAAAGGATTAAGCAATGACTACGTATATTACGTTAGTAAATCAGTTACTTCGTAGAATTAACGAAACTGAACTGGCTGCAACTGGTGACGGTTTTGATAGTGTTCGTAACTTACAAGCTCTATCTAAAGATGCTATTAATTCTAGCATACGAGAAATTTTACAAGTATCGCAAGAGTGGCCTTTTACTTTTACTACTTATACCCAAGCAATGACAGCAGGTACTGGAGTATACTCTTTTCCTGCAGATTTTTCTAAAGTTGATTGGGATACTTTTTATATTAAAAAACATGCTACTTTAAGTAACGATCCTAAGAGATTACCAGTGATACCGTACACGGAATATTTAAAAACGTATCGTCCTTCAGAAGATGTAGGTGGAGATACAGCTAGAACAATACCTCAAGTAATATACCAAACTCAAGAAACTAAGTTTGGCGTTACTCCTATTCCAGATGCTGCCTATGATGTTGAGTATCGTTACTGGTCTTTTCCTGATGACTTGTCTGCCTATAATGATGTCTCTGTTATACCTCAAAGATTTAATACTGTAGTTATTGATGGTGCTATGATGTACACTATGCGGTTTCGATCCAATGACCAAAGCGGTCAAATACACGAAAAGAAATTTAAAGATGGTATAGATAATATGAGGCGTCTTTTGTTAGATTCACATTTACACGTAACGTCTACTGCAAGAGGCTCACTCTTTAACTCAAGTTCTGGTACTCGTTAATGGCGGAACAATTATCTACATTTGCTACGCCTTGTAGTGGTGGCCTTTTTAACAATCTTGATCCGCTTACTCACGGTGGTCAGTTTGCCGGGTCTGCGTATAGTTTAATTAACTATGAACCTGCTCTTTTGGGCGGGTATCGTCGTATTAGCGGTTACGCAAGATCGTATGGTGAACTTACAGGTGACTCAACTAATAGTGTCCCTGTCTTGGGGGTGCATGTTTCTTCGGATATACAACAAGGCATATTCGGAACAAGAAAACCTGCTAGTGGAAATAACTACCTGCATTGGTACAACCACTACTACACGGTTGTTGTAACTAGTGGAGAGGGCACAGACCTCACAGTAGGTGAAACAGTTACAGGCGTTGTAAGCGCAGCTGATGACACAGGTGTAGCAGCTACAGGTACAGTAGTATCTACTGCAGCTAATAGTGTTGTTATTAATTTTGGAAAACTACCTACTGCAATATTTGCTACAGGTAATGTTATTACAGGTGGTACATCGGAAGCGTCAACTGCAGTTACCGCAACTCCTACAGTTATAGGCTGGACTGCTGTAGACTCTAGCCTTGTAGCTAATGACAGGGATGGCGTATGTGCCGCACAGACTACTGGTGGCGCTGCTAACCTAGTTATTAACGGCGCTCTGCACTCAAGCAACACAATTAATTTTACTACTGCTGCATCTTTACAACCTAGAAAGGTTACTATCTTTTCTGCTGGTGGAGATGTATCAGGTATAACTCTTACTGTTACAGGAACTGATTATTTAGGTTCGGCATTAGTTGAAATAATAACAGGCCCAGCTGCAGATGCTACAGTAACAAGTACAAACTTTTTTAATACAATTACTCAGATAGCAGCCAGCGGTGCCGTTACAGGTAATATTGAGGTAGGCTCTGGCGCTGGTCAGTACAGACCCGTTGCTCCTACTATGACGGGTGTTACACAAGTACGTTTTGAAAACTTTAACTGGGGCGCTCCTAAGTTTGCATTGGTTGATGGTATTAACCCAGCGGCTACTTACGATGGTAGTAACTACATACAGGTCACAGATAGTAATGCCCCTACTGACCCTACACTAGTTGCAGTTTTTAATAACCATTTATTCTTAGCTGGAGATGCAGGAGAACCTTACCACCTACACTTTAGCTCACCTGTATCTGAAACAGACTTCAACCCTGCTAACGGAGCGGGAGTAGTCAATGTAGGTTTTAAGATAACTCAGATCAAAGCCTTCCGTGATCAGCTGTATATCTTTGGTGCAAATAATATTAAACGCCTAGTAGGGGATAACCAAGCTAACTTTGTGTTACAAAATGTAACAAGTAACTTAGGGTGTACGGCTCCCGATAGTGTAGTAGAGTTTAATGGGGAGCTTATCTTTCTAGCCCCCGATGGTGTACGTCCTATATCAGCTACAGATCGTATTGGCGATATTGAGCTTGCCTCTCTATCAAAACCCATTCAGTCTATCTTTGATTCCTATACTGAAAACGAAGACCTAACTACAATTAAAACAGTTGTATTAAAAAAGAAGTCTCAGTTTCGTATGTTCTTTCAAGATCAAGAATCACTAGGTCTTATTGGTGGTGTTAGGCGTAGTGGAGATGCGGGTAGAGGCTTTGAGTTTTCTCAAATTGTTGGCATAGAAGTTAATCAAGTTTCAAGTGGCTATATAGATAAAGAAGAGTTTATTATACATGGAGACTCAGCGGGATTTGTATCACGACAAGAAACAGGAAACGACTTTAATGGTAATGCTATATTTAGCTACTTCCAAACTCCCTTTATATATATGGAAGACCCAGAGGTTCGTAAAACTATTTACAATGTAAATACTTACATGAGGTCAGAAGGTGTAGTTAGTATAGCAATGGGTATTGAGTATGACTACGGTGATACATCTTTAACTTTAGCTTCAGATTACTCTATAAGCACAGAAGGCGCAGCGGCATTTTACGATAAAGCTAAATTTGATGCTGCAGAAATATACGATGGTAATCCTTCTCCTGTTAAATCAACAAACGTGTCAGGTTCAGGTAAATCAATATCAATTAAATATGTAACAAATGGAACAGACCCTAGCCATACTATTCAGGCTTTTTCTATTACATATGGTCTAGGGGACAGGAGATAAAATATGGCAGGTTATTCACGGCAGTCTACTTCAGATATCGTACCTACAGCAGTTGTCAAGGCGGCACCTATTAATGCAGAGTACAACAAGCTAAGAGATGCTTTTACCTTTAGTAGTTCCGCAACTACAGGTCACAGGCATGATGGTGATAGTGATGAAGGCTCTTATGTACCTTTAATAGCTGACCCAGATGCGTTAAATAAAATAGTTGTTGATACTGGTAACAATAGGCATGGTGTCTTTGTTGAAGTGAGTGGCGCTGCAGTAGAGCAAATACGTATTTCAGATGGTCTCATAGCCCCTGTAACTGATAGTGATGTTGATCTAGGTGGATCGACTTTAGAGTTTAAAGACTTATACCTAGATGGCACTGCCCATATTGACACGCTAGACGTTGATGCAAATGCTGGTATTATTGGTACGCTTACCGTCACAGGTGTCACCGCTTTGAATGGCGGTTTAACGATGGACAGCAACAAGTTTACTGTTGCAGACACCAGCGGTAACACAGCTATTGCAGGTACGCTTGCCGTAACTGGTACTACAACATTGGCTGCTACTTCCTTTGGTGATGCTAACATTACTAACGTAGGTAATATTGCTCTTGATAGTATCACAGCCGATGGCTCAACTATTACAATCACGGGTAATACCACCTTTGCGGATGGTGCTTATGACTTTGATATTGCGTCCCACGATACCTCAAATGGTTTAAAACTTGGTGGCACATTAGTTACAGCAACCGCTGCAGAGATTAACATCTTAGATGGTGTCACATCCACTGCAGCAGAACTAAACATACTTGACGGTGTAACATCTACAGCTACCGAACTTAACTTGCTTGATGGTGTTACTGCTACAACTGCAGAGTTAAACTATCTTGATGTAACTACACTTGGTACTTCTGAAGCATCTAAAGTTGTTACGGTAAATGCTAGTGGTGACTTGATTATACCTGACAGTGACAAGTTTAACTTTGGTGCTGGCAGTGATATGGTACTGTACCACGATGGAAGTGACTCTTATATCACCAATAAAACAGGTGCTTTAAAGCTTGCTACAGAAACATCTGGTATTGCCATAACTATTGGTCACACTACATCAGAAGTAACAGTAGCAGATAATCTCACCATTACGGGTAACTTAACTGTTGGCGGGACGCAGACGGTAGTTGATACTGTAACTATGAATGCAGCAAATGCTATTGTGTTTGAAGGTGCTACTGCTGACGCCCATGAAACTACACTGACTATTGTTGACCCAACAGCAGATCGTACAATCAACCTACCCAACCAAAGTGGTACTGTTCCAGTACTGGCTGCAGCAAGTAACACAGCTATTACCTCTACACCTGCTGAACTTAACATTATGGATGGCGGTACTAGTGCAACAGCTACCACACTAGCTGATGCTGATCGTGTCGTAGTTAATGACGCTGGGACAATGAAGCAAGTTGCCCTGACTGACTTTGAAACTTACATGGAAACAAGCCTAGACACGCTTGCAAATGTAACTACAGTTGGTGCGCTTAATGCTGGTTCTATCACATCAGGCTTTGGTACTATTGATACAGGCTCCTCTGCCATCACTACAACAGGCGCAGTAAACTTTGGTTCTCTAAATGACGGTACTATCGGGGTTACAGCCTTTGTCGATGAAGACAATATGGCATCTAATAGTGCTACTCTTGTACCTACACAACAGAGTGTTAAAGCTTATGTAGATAGCGTTTCCGCAACAGCTAATAACGTATCTGGACTTACATCTACAGGAGATGAACTAAACATCCTAGATGGTGCTACAGTCACTACAGCAGAGCTTAACATCCTCGACGGTAGTGCCACTACACAGGCTACAGTTACTCTTGCTGGTACAGACGGTGTTGTAATCAGTGATGCTGATATAATGAAGCAAGCACTTGTATCAGACTTTGATACATACATGGCAACTACAACTAAAACTCTTACCAACAAGACCTTGACAAGTCCTACTCTTAACGGTACAATTCTTGTTAGTGATGGTACAAATGACTTGAACATTGCTTCACATGATGGTAGCAATGGTTTAAAGCTAGGTGGTACACTAGTTACCTCAACAGCTGCTGAACTTAATATCTTAGACGGTGTAACCGCTACGGCTACTGAACTCAATCTTATAGATGGAGTTACTGCAACTACAGCAGAACTAAACATACTAGATGGAGTTACTTCTACTACAGCAGAACTAAACATACTAGATGGAGTTACTTCTACTGCAGCGGAAATAAACATACTAGATGGAGTTACTTCTACTGCAGCGGAAATAAACATTTTAGATGGGGTTACTAGTACTGCTACTGAGCTAAACATTTTAGATGGTGTAACATCTACTACCGCTGAAATAAACTTAATTGATGGAGGAACAGCAAGAGGTACAACTGCTGTAGCATCAGGTGATGGCATACTAATCAATGATGCTGGTACAATGCGAATGACCAACGTTGATACAGTTTCAACGTACTTTGCAGGTCACAGTGTTGGTGGTGCTAATATAGTAACCACAGGTGCTTTGAATAGTGGAACAATAACGTCTGGCTTTGGTACAATTAATATAGGTTCCTCTGCCTTTACAACTACAGGAACAGTAAACTTTGGTAGTTTAGCAGATGGTACAATTACCGTAACAGCATTTGCAGATGAAGACGATATGTCAAGTGACTCAGCCACGTTAGTACCAACACAGCAGTCGGTAAAAAAGTATGTAGACGATTCTGTTGCAAGTGCAGCAAGTAAAGGCTTTGCTATCGCCGCAGCAATAGTATTTGGATAAAGGAAAGATAAATGACCGTAGTAAATTTAATCAACGTAGCAACTATCACACCCGTGATGGCGGCTGGTGCAGTAACAACAAGTAGAGCATCTATCGTTGATGTTGCTGCTGACAAAGTTGCTAAAATAAACTCACTAATTATTGCTAATATTGATGGCTCTAATGCCGCCGATATTACAGTGGAAGTAAGTATAGACAATGGTTCAAACTATGTCGCCATAGCTAAAACTATATCTGTACCTGCTGATGCAACCTTAGTTGTC